CTGATGCTCCCGCGGTGGGCCTGCGGAAGTGGATTTCGAAGAACCTACCCGCAGCGAACCCGCAGTCTGTACTAGCCCAAATCATCATCTCTGTGCAGACCGCCGGGACGATCATGATCGCCCAGCAAGCCGCAACCGCACTGCCGCCCAACGAGCGACTGGCAACTGTCCAGGTGGTCGGTGCGGACACGAATCCGGAAAATCCCAGCAGCTTGAATCTTGTTATCAAGCTCACCACGTTGAGCCGCGAATCGTTTGTGTTCAGCACCTTGCTTGGTACGATCAACGAAATTCGCGCAGCCGCCGAATCTTGAGATAGGAGTTCTTCCTCATGTCTACCGCCAGCGACCTGCGTACCTTCATTGCGGCACGCCTGCAAGACTTCGACTCCAGCATCTCGGTGGAGAGCGGCGCGGCTGTTCACAGTGCCGTGATTGAGCCGATCGTACGCCGTTTCGCGGTTGACCCTCTGGGTGTTGACCTGGAGAAGTTCATTGTCGCGACGCTGAAAGAGCGCCTGCCGGACTTGAGCATTACGGAGCCGGGCTCCGCATTGCGGGACCTGCTACTCAAGCCGTTGTTGCTGATCTTGGAGCCGTTCAGACGCGAGATTGAGTTTCTGCGCACGCAGCAGTCTGTCGACAACATCGAAATCTTGACGGACGATGAGTTAGACGCACTGTTGACGAACATCTTCGCCGTCCGCAACTTCGGAGAGTTCTCTCTCGGAACGGTGCAGATTTTCTTCAACAATCCACGCGCGTTCGGCGTGGACGCTTCGATCATCTTCAGCACCGCGGATGGTGTGACGTTCATCCCACAGGAACCCAAGACATACGCGTCCAACGACTTCCGTCGGTCTGGGAATCTGTACTACGTCACAGTCCCGGTTAGATCGCAGGAAGCGAGCGCTGCCGCCAACGTCGAGCGTAACACGATTACGCAGGTAGCCGGTCTGTCCGGCGTAGTCCGCGTGAGCAATCCGGCCGCGTTGACGTTCGGTAACACACGGGAGTCCAACTCGGACTTCGTACGCCGTGCTAATCGCTCGCTATCAGAGCGATCCCTGAACACGCATCGAGGTATCGAGACCGCACTATTGGAGCGGTTCGCGCAGCAGATCGTGTCTGTGCGCGTGATCGGCTTCGGTCAGCCGGAGATGCAGCGTGATGTGCTACGCGCCGAAGTCATCGCGCCGGAAGCCAGCCTACCTGGAGCGCTGACCGCAGTCATCTCCAAATTTACTGCTGAGAAGGTAGTCACGGTTCCCGGGGCCAGCGCTCTCATCATTCCTTTCACAAATCTCTTGCGGATCGAAGGTCCGCTGTCCACCGCTGACCGCGCCGCAATCGTGAACGCCAAGTTTCTGCGCGTGCAGAAGGGCGGCGACACCTATCAGACAAGACTATTGTCGCGGTTGCGCGAAGTCGCAAAGGTCGAGGAGGACGGTAACGATCTGCTGGTGCAGCTGGCGGACTTCGAGTTGTTTCCATCGGTAGACTTTGGTGAGGCGACTTCCACGAGCACCGTGCGTTCCGCTCCGTCGACCACGTTGCTGGGGCTGAACACGCGGCCGGCGCAGGGGAGCACCTACTCACTCATTCGTACTGAGTCCGGTGTCGACTACGTAGTCGGCGCTCAGCTTCCGTTCACAGACGTACTGGACGCCGGTGGTCTGGTTGGCTGTCCGACTGCGATTGCGGAGAATAGAGATTTCATCTTTCTGGCGGCGAGCAAGTCGTCTTACACATTCGACAGCAAACGCTACGCCGCTGCATACACCATGTTCCCGATCATGCAGTACAACTTGGGACGGCAGCTCCGTATCGGCCGCCGCGATGGGTACCTGCTGAGCGCGAATAGGCTTGCCGATCAGAGTGCAGACTTCAGCTACGATCCGAAAGACGGCGTGTTGGGCGTACACGAGACGGTAAACATTATTGATTTTGGCGCTCCGGACTACACCTCGGACGATAAGTTCGACGGCGAGACTGTCAGTCTGAACACGTCGCCGGGTGTCTGTATCGCACTGGTCGACGACGACTGGGAGACGTTCACGCCCATCGTCGCAGACGTGTCTGCCCTCAAGAACTGCATCGTCACGCTGGCCGACTCTCAGCGCGACTGGTCCTCTCGTGGAGTACGCGTCGGGCAGTTCATCGTATTAACCGTTTATAATTCGGACTTCGACGGGGTACGCACCAACATCTCTGGGGCTGCTGGGTTGGGCTGGCAGGGCTGGGGGCGTATCGTTGCCGTGCCTTCGGCGCGGACGCTGCATGTGGTGGGCGTTGACGCGCCTAGCCTGACGCTCTCGCCCGAGCGCTCGTCTTACGGAGATTTCGACAGCGACACTGGGACGTTCCCCGAGCCGCAGTACCGCGCAGCGTGGACCGTTTTCGAGAACAGCACTGACCTGTACAGCGCCGATGGGTCTCGATGGCTGAGCTACGACGAGTTTGCCTTTGCTCCTGCTGCGGTGAGCCGGTTGTACAGTTTCAACGACGGCATCCTGCCATCCGCTCCCGCAATCGCAGGATTTGAGGAGTACGGGCCGCAGGACGACTCCGAGTACTCGCTGAATATTCCGTACGGAGTTCAGCTGGCCGCAGACGCTGGTCATCCGGCAGTGAACACCGAAACCCATGCCATCTGGCTTCGATTGAACAAGCCGTTCAACGCGGTTGACGCAGATTTGGGTATGTCGCCTGCGGAGGCGTGTATGACCACGCAATTCGTACGGCTAGACAGAGACAATGGCGGCGAGGACTCCGCGCAGGATCTATACCCGCTGGCGCGCTATCAGCAGTACGAGACGGTCGTCCTCCCGAGCGGGAACAGCACTGCGTTGCGCGTTCCGGTGTCGCTCCCGTACGTCGAGGGGTCGGCACGCGTGCTTGCTCCATTCGCCCAGATCGCCGACGGCGTTGTCGATGTTGACATCTCAGACGGTGATGCGAACGTCAAGGGTACACCCGGATTTCTCGTGCCGTACCCGTTGGACGGCGAAGCTGACAACGCGTTCATCGCATTCTTCGGGGAGAACGTAACGCGCACTGCCGCCTATACGCTGGGGCTGTCGGGCGTACCGGGCGGCGTGCCGTTCCCCGGTGTGTTTAAGGGCGCGCAGCCGATTGCAAATGATACGGTGCATGTGGGTGGTATGACCGACGTGTACGTGCAGCCCACGACGACAACGAATGAGACCACGGCGCCGATTCAGCTCACGTCTGCCGACTTACTCGACGGCGCTGACGTAGTGCTCAATGCGGAGGACGGCGTTCTGAATCCCGATACGCCGGCAGTTTTCTACAGCCAGTCGTTGCTCTCGTATTTGGAGGGGCTGTATGTCGGCAACAGTGGCACGACACAGCTTGTGAATGATTTGGTGGTGCAGCTCCTGGGGGCTCCCACCAACGTCACGCCGACTGTGTTCCGTATTCTGCACACGGACGAGACCCTGGGTGGGGTTCGATTCGAGGGGCAGTTCGCGGGGCTAAGCGGGGCGCTAGCTGGGTTACGGTTCCGCGTCCAGCATGCGGTAACAACGCGGTTGGATTCCCCTGAGTTCGTGCTGCAGCAGGGGACCGCGTTGGCGCTCACGGAGGGCTCGTTCACGGCCCGAATTCCGGATGGGGTTACGTTCACGAATGATCCTGCCACGTCAGCACTTTATCTGAATGTACCATCCGGTGATGCACGCGGGACGTACAGAATTGCGAGTCGCTCGGCGAACTCACTACAGTTGGCCACCGTGAGTCCCGTGACCGTCGCGGGTCAGCCGTTCAGAGTCATTCGTAAGCAACCAGCGTACGTGCAGCGCCCCTTCACGCGCATCTCTGCCGTGCGGCTATCCGCGGGTGATAGCTCGGGTGTCGAGGTTCCCTACCGGCATCCCATCGATATCTCGGCCGGCTCGTTCACCGGGTTCAATAACGACCCAATCACGGATGGCGTGACAGAGCCCGGCACTTTGGCCAGCGACGGAATTGAGCTGGCAACGTTCACGGTCACAGACGCCGACTGGGTGTCGCTCGGCGTGATCACGTACGACGTCCTGGTGCTCGCGGGGCGGCCCGCCGCTACGCGCTATTTCTACGTCACGGCGGTGTCTGGAGACACGCTCGTTCTAGACCGCGTCATCGACGCCGGGACCTATAGCGACTTGACGTATAGCCTGGGGCATCCGGCCATCGGTGCTGCCGAGATGACCTTCCTTCGTCCCACGTTCGTCGAATTCACGCAGGACACAGTCGTCTCGTTCACGCAGCCCACGGGGGCTGTCGCCCGGTATCGTCCGTCTCCCGCTGAGAGCGCGACAATCTTCGAGTCGGCGTACAACACCTTTACAGCGACCGTGGCCGCTGAGTCGGCTGTCGGTGTACTGACCACTTCTGACAGCACGCTGCTGAAGAGCGGTATCGAGGTAGGTGACCTCGTTACCCTGAAGACCTACGTGCTGCGATCCTCTGGCACCTTCGCGGAAGACGAGACGTTCTCCATCGCCGGCCGGACACTGCGATTCGAGATTTCGGGAAACACCTACTCTGTTCTGTTCAGCTCGACCGCGTTATTAACCGTTAATAATGTCGTCGACAATCTGAACCGGCAGGTAGGCGATCTGCTGTATGCACGTGTGCAGGATGACTACCTAGAGCTGCATAGTGGCAATCCGCTGAAGATTCTGGACACCGGTTCGGCGGGGCTGCTCGACACGCTGAAACTGCGCCTGTCTGAGCCTGCGAACTACGCTCCGGAAGAGGCACTGCGCGACTATCAGCTTACGAGCATCGACTACGACGGCGACACTGGCGTTAGCACCTTGCGTCTGGAGGTCTACGTATCTTCCGGCGATAATCTTCCCGCTACCGCTCTCGCGGCGTTGACCGGAAAGCGGGTGTTCCTTCGTGTGTACCGCCGGGGCGTGCAGCGGGTATACCCCGCGGACATGGTCGCGGACGTGAACGGCATGTACCGCGCGTCGGTACTGCTTACGTCCATGGACGCCTACACAGGGCAGGCGGTGGCGCCGAAGCAGCAGATGACCGCGGAGGGCTACTCGTCTTACGGCTACGAACTGCGAGTGGCCAACAACAACTACAGTTACGGCGCCGGTGAGGAGTTGTCGATCAATTGCTCACCGTGGATGATTGACGAGGCCGCGACGGACATCACCAGCACTATCCCGCTGGTCGGTGCGCTGGTGTCGGTCGAGTACGATTACGCGGCAGTCGTGTCGCAAATTCAGGTGTCGATGCTGCAGCCGGCGATGCGCGTGGTGTGCAACAATCCACTTGTGCGCGCGTTCTTCCCCGCATTCCCGGTATTCACACTGTCAATCGCAGGCGGACCTACTGACTCGGAAATCTTGTCGGAGACGATGGCATTTGTTCATCGCCTGTACCCGAACAAGCCATTCGAGGTGTTCCCGCTGCTGAAGCAACTGGCTCGCCGCGGTGTGACCGGAATGACGCTCCCGCAAGAAGTCGGATTCCTCTACTATGATGAGGATCGTAATCCGCGGATCTTGCGCAGCGACAACGTGGTGGCGCTCGATCCGCGCGCTCATGTAGTCGGCGACGATGCCCACGTCGCAATTCGCCGCAAGTAACTCAAGCGATTCGCGCGGGAGACATCCGTGACCCTTCCAGTTTCTACGACCTTTGATCTGTTCGACTGGAACTCTCGGGCCGCGTACGCGGACGATGGGTCGGTCGAGATTCTGAGTGTGACAGACGGTTTCTTGGCGCACTGCGTTACGCCGTACAGATCCGTGGTCGCGTATCGAGGGGGCGTCGTTCTGACCGCAGTGGCGGGTGTCAGTGGGCGTCAGGTCGCCGAAGCACGTATCGACGGTGTCAACGTTCCCGGGACATTCACCGTTGAGTTCGATATTGAATTTATCCGCAGAGACTTCGAGGACTACGCGCTGCCAAAGCGGTTATCCGCTACTTCGCGGCTGTACGTTGGGGTCGCGAGTCGTGGCGCATTCACCGTTGGGTTCCTCTTCTCGTACGCCGGCATCTATCTAGCCAACGGGCCGGATGACACGCGGCCGACACTTCTCGCCGACTCTGCGTCACTGCTACTGGATGACGCGGGTGCGCCGCGCCAGCTAACCATTCGAGCGACGGTCCTAGAGGACACGGGCCGCACGACGATTTACATCGCACCTACCGACGAGGCGTATCTTCAGGCGGATGGCAGTAGCTGGCCTCACCTCCCCAATCTCGACGCAAAGTACACGCTGTACGCCGGGAAGACACCGGACACGCAGTCGGACAGTATTCTGCTGCACGCTTCGGTGGGCCGCGAAGATGACGAGGGTGACCTCGCGTTCAAGATCAAGTCATGGCGTCTCGCATCGAGCCGGGTTCTGCCGGAGAGCAAGCCCACAACTTCCATTGTCGCGCCGTTCGCTCAGTTGGTGGGCGAGGTCTCAAACATCACCGCTGGGAACACCGTTTCCGAATCCAGTGCCGAACTGGTCTACGAGTGGAACCTAGAGCAGCAACCGGCTGGCGCTAAACCCTACGCTACGGGCGGTTCCGCGGCTTACGTTCTGGTCGGCGGTGCCGGCGAGCTACGCGTCAAGTTCCGCGAGCCGACTACACGTGCAAATGACTGGACCTTCGTTCTGTTGAAGGGCGCGGCGGGGGACCCTCTCGCATTGAGCGTTAACGCTGCTAGCAAGCGCGTTAGCGCCCGACTGGCGACGGACGCTGATGGTACTGTGCTAACCCGGGTCGTGGACCTATACCGAGCGATTACGTCGTCTGACTGGACGGGGTTTGACGTCGATGTAACGAGCCTGCTGGTCGCCGAACTCATTGACCCTCTGGCGGATAACGATGCCGCGCTCACGACGGGCTCGTTCCGATTCGCCCATGGAGCGCTCAGCACCCTGCGCGCATTCTCGTTCATCCCCGACATGCCGGGGGTGTACCTGTTCTCTCTCCGGGTAGGCGCGACGATCAGCGCGAACGGGGCCAGCGCGGTCCGCTACAGCGACAAAGCGTTTGCAACGCTACATGGCCAACTGTCCGACCAGCTGATGGCGCATATCCCGGGCGCGGATTTCATCTTTCAGTACCTGCCTGATTTCTGGAATCTGATTCCCGACCGAAACATCCTCTCGCACTACTGGTCTTCGGTTGTACAGGCTGTCGGAGCGGAGTTGGCCGCGCTGTGGCAGAACGACCTGTCCAAGACGATTTCGAGTATTAACCGTTTATACCAGCGGCGGTGGCTGTCGTATTCGCCCAGAATTGACGTGGCGGACTCCGCGGTGGCCGTGCTCGTGACGCCAAGTCAGCTGTGCAGTGCAGAGCTACAGGCGAGCACGCGGCCGACCACGGGCACGAACTGCTCGTCCGGTACAAGTACGGCGTCGCAGACCCCTGCGGTTGTTGGCCCCGCTGTACTATACGCCGAAGCGCTTCCGCCCGCGGTTGTGACGGTGGTGGAAGCAGAACGCGTGGATGGGATCTGGACGGTTGTGCTGGCGGATAACCGCTTCCCGTACTTCGGTCTCCTGGCCGAACGAACGGCCGCGAGATTCGTAGAGAGTTCCGTGATCGAGGACATCACGTACTCTTCTAAGGCGCTCCAGGTCGGAGACTTTGTTCGTGTCTACAGTCCGGAGACTGGCGTCCCATCACTCGCTGAAGTAGCGGAGACGAACGTCGACAACGACGTCTATCGCTTTCGAATCTCCGGTTATACGCGAGCCGTGGACGGGCAACCTTGTAGATGGGATCATCTACGTGGTGACGGCGCTGCACGACTGGAGCAGAAGCCCTATTTCTGGCTCAAGGAGCAGTCGGTCACCGATTGGGGACTTCGCCTCGGCGATTACGCGGTTTGCGACATCGTGCACCCGCTAACGAACGCCGAAGCCACAGTAAATATCCCAATCGTGGCCGCAGCAGGTAACCACATCTTTGTAGACTGGGCACCGCTGCTCGGAGCTATGAACAGCGCCGCCAGTGCCATCACCGGAGTCGCGGGTCAGACCTACACGGAAGATAGCGTTGCGGGGTTTGAACCCAAGCTACGCGCCGTGGTCACGGTGGACCGGCTACCTGTTACGCAGGATTTGACCAGTATTCCGACGATGGGTGCGACTCCGGGTGCGCCGATTCTGGTCGGCAACTTCAACTACGTCGTCGAGCATGAGCGTGTGCGCTTTTTACCGCTAGTTGAGGGTGCGGCGGATTTCACCAATCCTAGCGACGGGCGTTTCTTGTCTTCCGTACGGTTCGCTCCCGGTCTTGACGCGGACGCGGACCTACCAGCGTTTACCGCGCGAGGTGCATCGGTCGTAGTGATCCCCGAGGGGCTTGATGCTGGTACGTACCACGTTGACCGGCTATCTGGGGCGCGGCTAACACTGCCGGTAGCACTGCGGACCGGCAAGCACAGATTCGTAATTCCGGCCTACAGCTACGCGCATCCCATGCCGGAAACGCTGTGGGCCGAAGTGTCGTACTTCGATAACTGGCGTACGATTCAGCGCAACTTCGGCGTGCTCGTCGGGCTTCCCCGGGATTTGCTATACCCCAGAGACGGTGTTCCCCCTCATGGCTCTAAGCCGATTGATTACCTACAGGCCGTCCGCGCCTGCTGGATGGGCTTCGTGTTCGGGCCGCAGATCGCCAACATCCAATTGGCGCTTCAGTCATTCTTCGATCTGCCTTTCACGCCGACAAGCGGACACGTAGTTGACGTGGTAGAGCCGGTCGAGCGCGGCGACATCGGGCGCATTTTGTTTCTCGGTGCTGACGGTGAGGTGTCGACGTTCACCTATCCCTTCGGCGCCTCTCTTAGTGTCAACCCATCGACCGGACGTGTTATTCGGGGCACCGACCCGGCGACTCCCGAGGCCGAGCGGGGAGATGACTGGGAAGATGGAGAGCTGCCCGCGTTCTTTCCGCTAGTTGTCTGCGTGTCCGTAGACGATGAAATCTCCGCGCCAGACTTGCTCGACGAGCTGGGCGTGAGTCCTGCCGCGAGACAGCATACGTTCGTTGCCCGAGTTCCTCTGAGCATCGTAAGAAGTACGGAGCTATTTCCGTTGCTCCGCACATTCATCTCGGAAGTAAAACCTGCGTACACGAACTGCATCGTGGTTGGGAATCTCGGATTCCACGATGACGTGGACACGACGGACTACGTTACGCGCGAAGCGCGGTTGCATCTGTCGGACGTTGGGTACGGCTCCAGAGCGCATGCGGTGCTGACGGACAGCTGGCCTTACGAGAATTCTGACGCCGACGACGCGGCGATAGCGCAGGTATGGCCGACTGGCGAAACGCTCGGACGACCGGACTCCGCGTATGGTGCGTGGGATGCATCGGATGTGGCGGAGAAGTTTGAGTCTGGCTTCTTGTCTTCGGCGTTTGACGACTACTCCGGAGATGGTGGACGGAATCAGCAGAAGAAGCAGCACCATCCCGTAAATCAGCTCGACGGCGACTTGAATGTAACGGCGTGCCGTTTGTGGGTTCCGGTCGTAAAGGACCAGCAGGCCGAAGTGGAGTTCACTTGCGGCGAAGAAATCACGGTGCTGGTCGACGGTCTTCCCGTAGACGAGCACATCTGGAACGAATCTCCACCCATTCTTCTGCACGTAGGTGCAGGGGAGCACCCGAAGATTCCGTTTGGTGTATATTCTCCACAGAACGTGCATCCGAACACGTATCTGCTGCTGGGATTCGATAACCCAAACTACGCGGAGAAGCACAACTATGGAACCGAGCGCCGTCTTGACGCACTGGCGGAACTTGAAGGAGTGGTACAGCTGGTTGGGAGTCAGTCGGGGGCCACGGCGAGCGTCAGTCTCGTACCCGACCGAACTTCCGAAGAACATTCGGCTTTCTTTCTCCTCGAAAAAATCTTCCAAGAAGACCTGATCGCCGAGCACGCACCGGAGTGCCGTCCGCTACTGCTGGTAACGACGTACGTGCCGTTCGGCGGCATCACGCAGAACGCACTAGCAGTCGAGGGGTCGCTGTTCGACTTTGCTGCGTGTCCGCGACTGCACCAGCAGGTGCAAACCCACCCGTATCAAGTATTAACGGTTAATAATGAGCAGATGGTCCCGAGTTTCGGTCCTGGGTTGTGTCTGGCCGACACGTCGTTGGGGCTTACCTACGTCCACTGGGACTACGCGGACATTGGCGACGTAGCGGACACGCCAACGGATATCGCGGACTTCACGTTCGCGGCGAGCGCCACGCAGATCGAGAACATCCACGCTGGATTTGCCATTCTCGCTCGCAAAGAGTTCCACTACACGCACGGATTCGTGAGCCGAAGCATTCCGCGCCCGGTGCTCGTGCTGGTGTCTTTCGACACGGGGAGTGGTCTGCTGCGGCTCGAAGGCTCGGCGTTCATCGCGCCCGACTACACGAACACAGGAGTCTTGACCGCTGAGTCGACTTCGTATGATGGAGTTTTGTGCGGAAGCTGGGTGTTCCTCCGTGTATCGGGTTCCGAGACCGAGTACGCGGCCGGTGCGGTGGAGTTCGAAGAGGGAACCGCGGCAGAGGGGGCACGAACTGTGCTCGGAATTGATGGGAATGTGCAGACGAGTACGGGGCATGTTCTTATCGCGACTCCTCCGGTGAGTCTTCCGGCCGGGTACTACGATGTCATTGTGCGGCACTACCGGCCGTACCACATGTCGGATGGCGGACCTAGATACGTACACGTCGAGGAGTCGCTGCTACTTGAGGCGTTCCAGATCAGCGGTATTTCAGACGCTAGTTCCGGCGCTGGGGTGGCTACGGCAGGCGTCTCGTCCGCCGGTGAGTAAGTACGCGCCAATCGTTGTGTTAGACTTGGTTCACATTCACTGATCGGTAGCTCAATGCGAACACAACCAGGAAAACCTCCGCGGGACTTACTCGCAGCGGGGCCACTAATTGGCCTCGTAGGCGGAGCCGCCTATGCGCTGCACCGCAGGCGCCTCGGCAAACTCCCAGTGCGCGAGTTTTTTGACGATATAGCTTTGGGGACCGGTCTTGGCTGGATTCCGCAACTGACACGAGACGGTTTACGAGGGTTAGGTGTTATGAACAATCCCAGTGCGCTAAGTCCGACACGAGTGACAAAGACCGCTTCGAGTGCGGGTCGTGGTGCTGTGGTCGGCAATCTTCTCGGCGGTCCAGTTGGGGCCGGCGTCGGCGGCTGGGCTGGGAAGCGTGACGACCACCACTACCACGGTAGCCCCGGCTGGCGCGCTGCGGGCGGTGCGCTGGGCGGCGGTATTTTGGGCGCCGCGGCCGGCGTGGGACTTGGTGCCCTTGCTTCCGCGGCCTCCAGAGACCCCCGGGTCGCGGCGGCCGTTATTCGACTGCTCGGTAGCTCCGGCGCTTTGGCCGGCAGTACGTTCGGCGCCTATGAGGGCGCCCGAAGTGTTCGCCATTCTCCTCGGCACTACAGCGACTTTCATGGACACCGAAAGCACGCGAACGCACAGCAGGCAGTACGCGAGGGGTTGCATCGTGCAACGTCGACTGGAGCACTCCTGGGAGCCGGCGCCGGTGGTGCAGCTGCGGGCCTAGCGGGCGCGGGCGTTACGCTCCCCCTACTGGCGGCGTTAGGTCCTGTAGGGTGGCTGGGAGGCGCTGGACTCGCTGGCGCGGGCGCCTTGGCGGGCGGTACGCTTGGAAGCGCGGGTCACCGCATTCGGTCTGCTATCAGGCAGCGCGCGGCCGACAAGGAACTGTATCGTGCCGCGGCGCGCAAGGTAGCTGAGTCCGGTACTCGCGGCGTGGTCGAGGAAGCTGGACAGGCGCCTGGACGCCGTATCAGCAAGCGCATGCTGGCGGCGGCTGGGGGTCTCGGCCTTGGTGGTTATCTGATCGGTAAGCGTCGTGGGTCTTCGCAAGCGGTAGAGGAGATGGCCAATGCCGGGGCTCAGCCTTAATCTGACGGGCGATGACCCTACGCCTACTGTCCTCGCACAGCAGGTGTCTGGTTCGCAGGTCCACGTGACTCTGACTTCGGGAGACTGGAGTCTGTACACCATCGATGCCGGTGCCGGTGACGGCTGGGCGCTGTACGGCCCGGCACACCATCCGTTACCGCTCGCGTTGTCGGGCTCCGCGACGGTCAAGGAAAGCAAGACGTTCACGCCGAAGGTCGCAGGACGTTACGTGATCGTGCTGAACGCGCGTCTCGCGTCCGACGATAGCGCCGTGCGCCTTACCGCACTGTACGAAGTGAAGTCGGCGTACTGCGAGCAGTCTATCCTGACTCCGCAGGAGCGTGACGAGTACGAGACCAACACCGGTTGGGCGCGTAGCATCGAGAGTCACCTTCAATTGCTAACACGGCAATTAGGTGGTCGACGCTTAGCCGCGGTCAAGTACATCGGTGGGTCGGCCATCGCCGCTAATCGAGTAGTTAGGTTGACGGGTAGCCGTAATTTCAGCGCGTCCAGTCTCAACGCGTCGCAGCAGACGGACTACCTGTCGGAAGTAGTATTAACCGCTAATACTACGAATTCGGACAGCGAGGCGGTCGAGTCAGAACTGCTCGGGCTTACACTCTCGGCCATGGATCCTGGCGATACCGGGTACGTACTGCTCGACGGGCTCATTCCGGGGGATTTCTCCGCGTGGGACGACTCGGATTACCTACTCGTCAATAGCACTGGAGCGCTGACGCACAGAGCGGGAACCTACGCACGCGTGTGTGGGAAGGTGCTTCGTGCCGCCGCCGGAACTGTTGGAACTGCGGATGGCGGATTGGCTTGGTTCGACGGCGTGAGTACGTTCACGCCTCCCAAGGAAATCTACGGCAGTCCGGTGCGTATCACCGGTCACGGCTTCTCTCTGGGCGACGCAATCCGCTTTGACGGGAACAGTAATACGTGGGTCGCTTCCCTGGCGGATACGCCGGATAACGCCGAGGTGTTCGGCATCGTGGTTTGGAAGAACACCGATACCGTGTGGCTGAGCAACGGGGGTCGGATCAAGAATCTGAATACAGCCACCATCGTGGCCGGTGCGGGGCACTTCTTGTCGGACGAGTTCCCCGGGCTCATAACCGCATCGGCGCCGACAACAATTGACCATGTTCGCAAACCGCTGATGGTCGCCGATTCGGATACCAGTGGGTGGATCCAAATCGGACTTGGCGTAACGATTGTGGAGTGACCGATGTCGTCTACTACGTACACGCCCCCGACACCGCGGCAGCCTTACCAGGATCTTGCTCTCGACGGGGAGGCCGACAACGACCCTATCGCGGGGTTGTCTGAGGATGTCGCCGAACTGGCTCTTGCTGTAGAGTCAGACCTTCTTGACGCGTTAACTCTCGATACGTAAGGAGCCGTCATGGCTATCACTGTTCAGCACAAGAACGTTTTTACGATGTCTGCCGACGGCACCACTGGCTACGCAGGCGCTATGCTGCTGGCGCTACACACCGCCCTGAGCGCGCACCCGGATAAGTACACAATTCTGGAAACCTCCGGAGGTGCGGACGGTCACGGCGACTGGTTCGTTTTCAAGCAGGTGGGTGGAACCTGGGAGATGTGGTTGGGCGCCTGCAACAACAGTACTACGCTGTGGTCTTCGGGTAACCGCGGCGATGTTGCAATTGACTCGTACACTCTGTGCGCGGCGCTCGCACCGGCCGGTGGATGGGACGTCGGAGTAGATCAGCCGGTCGACGGAACGATGTTCTCTAACGCGCCGCTCGGCGGCACGTACTGGACGAAGATTCAGTCCGCGGCATCGTACACGAACGGCGGAGACAACGGCGCTCCTAACGCAAACTGGTTGACGATCATCAGTGACCCGGCGGTCGGCTACTTCTACGCGCTGTTCGACTACACCCAGAATAACAGCTGGAACCAGGGACTCGCGATTCTGCCGTACACGAGCACCAACTCGGCAGATGACGCGACTTATCCGCCGTTTTTGTGGATTGGCGGGGCCGTACACACGGCAGCGAGCGGCTGGCTCCGCGATGGTTCCGCGTCCGCCTACGGGGCGATGCTTCTGCCCGGTAATGCTACTGCCTGCAACGTGGTGTCGCGTTTTATGACGCTAGACGCGACAAATCAGCCCAATCCGCGCTCGGGCAAGTACGACACCTATCGACTTCCCATCAAGTCGACAGTTGCTGCAGTCATTCATCAGGCGGGGTTCATCTCCGCAGCGGCTATGCGTCAGATCGACTCGACGCGCGCCCAGCGCTCCCTTTTCAATGAGGGCGCGTGGCTGGTGCCGGGCGTGACTTCAGGGATGGTCATCCCGTGGGACGGTTCGGCACTCTGAGTATTAACGGTTAATATTAAGGAGATTGACTCCATGTACACGGAAACGTTGACCGCTGTCGATTTTGCGAAGTTGGGTGTGTCTTTTGCGGATTTGTCGCACGGCGGGACCGTCAACAAAGTTCGCGGTTCTCGGCCGCTCGGCACCGTGGTACATACGCCTTCGGTGACCTTCGCCAATAAGGCACTCAGTAAGTTCAAGACCGCGTACGGGCGCACACCGACGGCCGCCGAACTCGACGACTACGCGGCGCAGCTGTTCGACGTGGTGAAGTACCAGCCGAACTACATGATCGGGACGACTGGCAAACTCTTCTGCCTCGACGCTGACTGTTACCGGACGAGCCACGCCGGCGGCTTGGCTATGGACAGCCCGGTCGGAGATGTCTACTCCAATAACACTTGGCGGGACTGGGCGAGTCCTTCAGACGGCTCTGGCTGGCGTCGTCACGGTCGCCCAGGCAACGTGGTGTACGACTACTGGAATGCTGCGTGGCCAGGAGCGAAGTCGCCTCTGGATGTGTACCCGTGGGGCAAGTATCCCAATGAGGCGGTCGGCATCGACTTGCTGCCGAATCCGGCGAATGGGCACTACGTGCCGGAGCAGTTGGAGACGTTCAAGAAGCTAGTACGCGCGCTGGGCCAGCTCCACAATTTCCCGCTGGATTTGCGTCACAATGCCACGCACACGCTTGCGGCACCGGTCGAGCGCGGAACGCAGGTTGTTCACGGGAAGATCATTGGGGTGCACTGGGATCCGGATCGGCGTGTGTGGCCGCACGCTGACGTGATCGAGGAGCTGTAACGCATATGCTTCCACATCACCCACAGCGTGGCGTTGTCACCGGCTCGAAAATCCTCGGCTTTAGAAAGTTGCTCGCGTTCGTGGTCATCGCGGTATGCGGAACGGTGCTGCAGATTTTCGGGCAGCTGAACGAAGTATCGGCGACATTCCTGGCCGGAATTTTTCTGACGTACGTGGGTGGTAATGTGCGGGAGCATGCACACAAAGCGCAGATCACGCCGGTGAAAGACACCGCGCCACAACCGACTGGCGCGCGCCCTCGACCGGGCGAACCCGCACCGTTCATCGAGGAGACTGAGTCGGACCGCACTAACTTCGACCCGGAGCGCCCCGCTGTTTCGCCAGAAGTCATGTTGAATCTGCTGGCCGAGCTGGCGACGGAACGCGCACAGAAAAATCGGAGATAGCATGGGTATTCTAACCACGATGCTTCGTGCGCTGGGTCTGATGAAAGAGGCGGCGGAGAAAGACGACACGGAAAAGAAAGAGTACGCCGCGCTGAAACGCGTCGCGACCGACGCCGAAAAGGCTGCCGCGGAGGCGGAGCGCGTGGCGATTGAACTGCGCAAGAAGGAGCAGAAGTGAGACTACGCATTGCACTGCTACTACTGCTTCTCAGTCCCGCAATGTCGCGTGCAGACGAGACCGCTTCTCCGCTGGTTCCCGCCTGCCCGATTACACAGGCCGATCTGACGAAGGAGCGGATGGATACTTCCGCAGCCCTCATCAACTGCGCCACGGCGACACGGGCGCTCGTTGTCAAAGTCGAGAAGCTTGAAGACCCGCCTTCCCGGCTCATGTGGCTTTCACTAGGACTCGCATCCGGCCTTGCTATCGGTCTCGCTGTCGGCTACGCGCGGTAACACGCCCTCTTCTGCTTTCACCTTCAATCGTCATCTCTTCCTGTGCCATAATCCTTACCGTCTCTTCTCTCACGCGTAAGGAACACGATGCTTTCCGACCCTCATTTCAACGAAGCGTTGCAGACCCGCGCTAACGTGCGTATTACCGTGCGGGAGCGCGGTAAGTTGGTGGCGGTGCGCGAGCAGCACAACGTGTTCACGAACACCGGCCGCGCATGGCAGGCGCTACTGTACGGTTCTCCGGATTACCAGACTGGCTCGGACCCGACGCCGCATGTCCAGACGCGAATCAAGTACGTGGGCTTCGGCTGCGGCGGCGCTCTCCAGACCGACACGCGGTTTGCGCGGCGTCAGCAGGAACTCATCACAGTCACGCATCTGGAAGATCCTGTTCCATTTTCTCGGAGCAGCAATGTGCGCCGGTACTTGAAAGAGTTGTACCCGCAGCAGCTCGGTTCATCGCTGAACTTTCCGAGTCCCTACCGATGCTGTCTCGTTTCCGACGTGCTGGAGAGCGAGATTTCGTTCATCAATAACCGGACTCGCGTGTCGAACGTCGAGGTCGGCACGCTCGTGCCAATCTCTGAAATCGGGTTATACCTATCTTCTGCGCTGCCGTTCTTCACGCACCCCTCGCCGCAGAATGGCTCAGAGGCTGACCCTGCCACGGCGAATGAGCTGGTGGCGTACAACATCTTCGAACCCATCCCAATTACGCCGCAGTCTGGTGTGCGCGTAGAGTGGGAACTGCGGACTTGAGCAAGGAGTGCTGAGATGAAATTTTTTGGACGCTTGTCTGGATCTACTCACGGTCCCGAGGCGCTTAGCACCACTGCGCCTCCGAGTACGCAGCTGCCGTTTGTTGCGCAAACGCCCGGTTCGAAGCTCATCGCGTATGGCGAGTTCGCATCTGCCGCAGCGCAGAACCGCCCCTTGGCGGCACTGCAGGAGAACATCGAGTTCCTGGCGGACATTCTGTTCTCCCCGGCGTTACGCGACGATCAGCTGGAGTACGAGCGGACGTCGGGCGGCGCCACGTTCGGCTTTAGCGCCCTCAAAGACGTGGCGCAGGGGACGACAGAGATCAGTCTGGGTCTCGGAACGTACACTCCCGCAGTGTGGGTCTACCACGGTGTACACCTCCCAACCGTAGACCAGTTCCTGCGCGCGACTCGCTACTTCTACGCGAATGCGACAAACCACGCGTGCTCAGTCGCCCCCAGCGACGTTCTGCAATACTCCGGCGGCCCGAGTGTGTTCCCTGCTGCAGTCATTGGCGGGAGCGGGCAGCACGCTCTACCGTCCACGATTGCGCCGGTAAGACGTGCCCGCCCTGACGTGTATCCGTATGAGGGGGCTACTGCGTCGCTCGCCATCGAACGTTGGGAGGAAGACGGCCCCATCATCGAGGACGGTTACACGTGGTCTCAGTTCCTTGCGCGCCCCGGCTGTTTCGTTGAAGTCTCTGGTACGGACTTGGCAACTGAGAACAACGGCTTATACCGCTTGGTGAACGCACGGCGGGCAGCATCCGGCGGCGATAAAGCGGTACTGACGCGCGGGGGGCTACACCGAGTTCGCGTCTCCGACGCGGCCAATTTCACGGCCGGAGAGCGACTTGCGTGGGCGTCATCGCCGAATCACACGTCCGACGCGGCCGTGGTTCGGGACAACTTCGCGTACGTCGTGTACATCATCGATAACTACCTGTATCTGTCGCAGCTGACCGCCGGGGAAGACTTCCCTACACTGGACGATGTGGCAGCGCGCGTGAACACTGATATTGCGGAGTACGGAGGTCGGAAGGCAGTTGGAAACGTCGGATTTCCAGACCAGGAAGAAGACACAACGTCCAATTGGTCGCTACCAGTCGGGACGCTCCTGTTCAATCCTGCAGAGGATTACGCGGCTGTTCTGGAAGTTCTTCCGGCCGGCTATCCGGTTAGCTTCACCACGGGCGCTCTGCCGGGGCAGGCGTTCGTATGCAATCCAATCGGTTTCGCGCTGAATCCGGCCTTGGTGTTTGCCGCTGACGCACTGCTGGAAGGCGATTACACCGTCGACTGCCGCACGCTAACCACGGTGCGGGAGCAGCTGGTTTCGCAGGGAAGTTCCGCGGCCCGCGGTGAGTTCGAAGACCCGGCTGGTCCGCTCGGTATTTCTCGTGAAGAGCTTTCGCTTTTGAAGAGCTACCTACGCTCAATCAAGAGTGGCGAGCAATTATTAACGGTTAATACCAATGACTGGTATGCGCCAACTGCTCAGGTGCTCGGCGCGGGTCGTTGGCGAATCACAGTTGAGAACACGACCGACGCGGATATTACTGCTGACAGTCTCGTGTCCCCGAATACGACGCTGTACATCACGATCCATCCGACCGCGACGGGAGTGGCGACGACACGCTGCCGTGTTGTGTCCTGCGCGGGCAATCAGTTGGTGCTTTCGAACGTGAGCATCATTGGTTGGAATCAGGTGGCCCGCCGCACGGTCGCGCCGATCATTGCGAACGCGGTGAATGGGAGCGCTTCAGGCTTCTCTTTGTCTGGCAACCTGTTCTACGTCCGGAGCATCGACGCGTCTCCCGCGCTCACATCCACCGGCGGAGCGCACGGCATTCCGTACCCAGGTCTGGATGCGGCGTACAACAACGCATTCTCCCCGAATGAGTACGACCGTGGTGCGGGCAGTGGCCGCTACGTAGAGGTACTAGCGGGCAAGCCGATTTCGATGCTGCTGCATCCCACAAACGACGCCGACCGTCCGGTGGCCGTAGACGTGCTCTACGACACGAATAGCGAGGGAACGGGCGGCGGCTGCTCTGCCGTAAAGATTTCACGCCGGTCCGACGACCTGTCCAGAGTTATTTACGGGTACAAATCTTTCATTTTCGAAGAAGGTGCCTCCGCGATTGACACAGCGTTCATCGGTACTGCCGGCTCTGTGTTGACACTCGGCGGAACGTCGCACACGGTCTTGGCGCTGCTAAGCTACACCAGCGGTATTCTACGCTTCTCGGATTTGAACACCGGGCTTGGTTACCGTATCCCGTTCACTACGACGAATGACTTGGTGCCGTCGAAGCTTCCTCTGGCACTCCAGGCCCCCAGCATCCTCGGCGCGCTCCACGGGCTAGACCTTGCGGACCACGACACGACACCCGCCATCGACCGAAACTTTGCTGTAACGGGGAGCGGCCTTCTGTACGCCGAGGGTAGCAAGACTCCTCTGGATTTCTACCCCGATAGGCGTACGACCTTCGAGGCTGGGCGGACGCTCACCTTCTCTGATTCGTCGCATGCGGAAGTCGGCGGTGTAGGCGCGGTGGGCCTTAACGCCAGTTCCGTACTGTTTATCGAATATCTTACTGCCAACGGAACGCCGTTGACCCAGTACATCGGCGTCGCATCGTACACGCATCCCAATCTCGTCTTGGAGGCGGCGTTCGCCGGATTCGCCGTAGACGACACAGTCGCGCGGACGGACTGGGGCGCTGTCTCGAATCCGCTGTCGGTTGTGGTTGCCGACCACTACGTAGTTGTCCTGGGGCGCAAGTACCACGTCGAGGCGGCCACGCTGACCGCGACCGCGAACTCGACACAGTACGTTATCTACTCGATGTCGACAAATGCCGTAACGCTGGTGGGTGCAGATAACCCCCTGGTATCCACTGCGACTACCTTGACTGTTGGCCGCATTCGAACCACGGCGGCGGTCGCGCAGATTGAGGGCTTCCCCGATCAGGTCGGTCGCCAAGAGCATAAGACCGACCTCTATGTCGGCGGCGCGTCGGCGGACGAGTACGCGGCGCGGAAGACGCATTTCAATAGCATCAGCGATGCATTCAAGTACATTGAGCTGCACACGGAAGACCTGCAGTACACCGGTCGTCGTACATGGATAATCAACGTTTGCGGTTCGGTAACGGAGACCGAAGACCACGCGCGCGGCGTGCTGCATCCACTCAATGTACCAGCCGATGGCGTTGTTATCCGGGGTGCTCATACCGGCGGAACGGCACACGTATCCTGGGCCACCAAGACCAGTTTGTTCTGTACGAACGGCAAGCGCGGCTTCACGTTGGAGCACGTGACGTTCGCGTGGACTGGTAGTTGGACTTCAGACGCCGGGTTGGCGACGGGTCTGCGAGCGGACCAAGGTGTCGCGATTGTGTCCAATGTCGACTATGCTGATAACAACATCACGACACTGCACGATCTTCGGCTGCTGGACGTACGAGGGCTGAACGTACCATCGGTGCTGTATTTAGACGCGCTTGTCGCGTCAACATCCGTAGTTCTTCGTGATGTTACTGCCACTGGTCTCAAGGGAAAGGCGGTTTTCGTTCGCGCAGCCGCGGGCGACACGGGCGAGCAGTCCACGTTCGGGCTAGATCGTCTGACATTGGAAAACTGCTCGTTTGCGCGGTCCGTGGCGGCTCCGCAGGCAGTGAACGACGATTGCGTGTACGCCTTTGGCGTGCGTGACGTACACGTCCTCGCATGCCGTAGCACAAACGCACATGTAAGCGGGTTTCGCCTACTGCAGTACAAGCAGGCTGTAGTGCGTGATTCCGGTTGTATTGACTTCAACAAGCTCGATGCCGATTCGACGCACGGGGTACTGTGCTCGTCCACGGTCACTGGCGCATTCGCCACGGTGGCATCGTCGAGAGTCGTACAGTCTGCTGCGCATTCCGGCGGTGGCGTGCTTCTTGATTCTGCGGGCGTTGTACAGACGTCCGTCATCACCAACCTCGAAGTTGGTGTGAAGCTGTCTGCGACTGGGGCACGGGCAGAGACCAATGAGATTACCGCGGCAACGGTTTACGGTATCTGGCATCACGAAGCGGGTACTGAATCGCGCGGCAACCGTGTTCTAAACACCGATGGCTCGGCCGTTGGTATTTACGTCGAGTACACCGCCGCAGGCTTCTTCGCGGAGGTATCCGCCGACGACTGCCGCGTAATCGACAACACGTTGACTGGCGGTTCTAACGCGATCCTCGTGTCCGGTGACCGCGCGGTGGTCTCTGGAAACACGACGAACGGTAAAGATATCGTCATCGGAGAACACGCGGCCGGTGCGCGCGTCACGGACAATATTCTCTATGGAGACGGCGTCTACGGTGACCTCAGCATTGTAGGCCCGAACGCATTCACTTCCGGCAACCTGATCGGCGAGTTCCTGATTTTGAGTACCGGCATTAGCTGCGGTAGTCGCAATGACAGAGCGCGTGGTTTGAGCGTCTCGGGAGCCAGCTCCAGTTTCGAGCGTCTGTCGGTACTCAACGTTGCGGATTGCGCCGCGAGCGGCACTAACGTTCGTATCGTAAACTCGGTGTTCAAGGGTAGCGCGCAGGACGCCGAAGTTCCCGGTGTGTTCTTTGTCCATGCCAGTGCTAGCGGTCTGCAGTTTGTCGGGAACACCTGTGGCGGTCGCGTGGTGATCGAAGGTGCATCCGCGGTTGTGCACGACAACACTCTCGGCTCCTATGACGACGGTGTGCTCTACACGCTCGTGGTCTCTGGCGGTTCCAGTTCGATTGTCGGGAATAAGATATGTGACGCGTCCGGACTCGGCACACTCCAGGTCGGCGGCGGCGATAACCGTCTGTGTTACAACGTTTGTAATGCACACATTCTGGGAGGCGTGGCGTCTGACAAGTTCGTCTTTACAACTCTGGAGCCCGTGGCCGAGGCGGAGCTTCTGGTCACACATCCTGACGACCCGAACGACCCACGTGGGTCCTGGCCCGACCCAGTCGTTACCATTCAGAAGCGCACTCGGCGTTGTAGTGTTCTCATGATGCCCAGCGATGCGCCGAGTGACGATTTCCGGTCTCATCTTGGGTCTGTACTTGGTAACGGACCGACTCGCGGTTTCTTTTTTGTCCGTTTTGACGCTGATATTTTTCCGGCTGGCCAGACGTTACTCAACGGCCGCTGGGAAATTCTTGTCATCGACTGCACTCCGCCGACGTACGAAATCTACGAGAACTACACGCCGGGCGAGCGGTTTATTGCCCCGCCGGCGTTTACGTTCAAGTACGTTACTACGGTGGTCGACTCGCGAACCGTACTCGTTCGATCCCGCGTCCTTTTTCACGAGTCTCCCCCGGACTACGCAGCGCTAGAGCACGATTGGTGGTCTAGCTGTCGAGTCGTGTTGCGCGCGCAGCTTCCTTCCGCCGAACTTCTTAGTGGTTTCTCCGTGCTGTACACGACGCCTTAATATCCCTTCGCGAATATTAACGGTTAATACTCCAAGCTAAAAACAAAGGCGGGCTCTCCCGCCTGGGTCACTCAGTTCCGGTCGTACGGCTCGCCGCCGTATCCCGAGAACCGCGCCCAGGCGAAGAACCCGCCGATGAAGAGTGCCTGGGCCAGTACGCCCAAGACCTCCGGGTCGGCGAGGAAGTCCCACATGGGAGTCTCCTTTCCGCAAGTGCCGCGTAACCGCGTAGCAGCGGGTCGGGCGGAATGCCCGGTAAAGAAAAGGGGGAGAGGTGCACGCCAGCACCTACCCCCTTCTCTCAGGCCGCTCCCCTGTTACGGGTTGCGGCCACGCGCGGCGTTCTTCCGGGCCTTCTCGTCCTTCTTGTCCTGCTTGATCCGGTCCGCCCGGTCCTTCTCCGACCGGTCCCAGAGCGTCTTCTCGCGCTCGGCGGCGGGGAGGATGACCTTGTCCAGAGTCTCCTCCGCGACACCGGCCGTCCGCTGCGCCGCCCGCGCGCTCGCCCGCATGGGGGAGGACACGAACAGAGCCGCCACCGTGGCGCCGAGGGCGATGCCCAACCCAATGAAGAAACCGCCTTTGCCGTCGTCGTGGAAGGTGGACATTGCTGTCGACCTTTCTACCCCCGCAGAGGTGGAAATCGCGTGTTGTGTGACGCGCGAGTTCGGGGCTTCTACACCCATCGCTGGGCGTACAAGTCTTGAACCCGCTATCACCCTGTCGCGAAACAGGGTTCCAAACTTCCCCACAAGAACGTGGGTTCCCCGGCAACGAGCGGGGGGTGGCCTTTGGTTCCACCCGTCCTGTACCCCGCGCATGGGTACAAGCCTCCTCTCAACACCCCGGCTGGCGTGCCGTTCCCCCTGAGAGTCACAGAGAAGGGGTATGCCTCAAGTCCGCACTGTGTGGCGGGACAAGGCAAAGGTTGGAATCATGGCGTATTCCTTCCTTCATTATTCTTATACCTATATAAACGGTTAATATTGCACTTTTTGGCCTGTTTTGACCTATATAGGGCTTTTTAGCCCTTTTAGGGCCTTTATAGGGCCTGTAGGGGGTATTTGGGCCTATGGGCCGCTACGTGTGCTTAGGTAGGTGGTTGTCCGCCTATAAAGCCTATTAGCAAACGGCGCCCCATTATTAACCGTTAATATTGGGTAAAAAAAACGCCCACGGCATTACACCGTGAGCGTTCTTCGAAGAGGTTAACCGCTAGTGGCGGTTCACTCCAAGTTTTCGTCCTCGCCCTCTTCGCCCTCTTCCTCGCCTTCCTCTTCCTCGCCTTCCTCTTCGCCCTCTTCCTCTTCACCCCCCTCGCCCTCGCCTTCCTCCTCGGCGCCGAGGAACACGATGGCGTAGTCCTCTCGGGTCTGCGGGGTGCCCAGCATGACCTCGGGCATGTTGCCGAGAACCGTGTCGAGGTCGTCGGGGAACTGCTCGGTGAGCACGTCGGCGTACGTGTTGAACACGAGGAACTTGACGCCGGCCTCCGCCTCGATGGTGCGATTGAGGATGGTGTTGACGTCCACGCCGAGCTTCTGCACGGAGGCCGCCAGCTTCTGGTTGTCCTTGGCCAGCACGTCGACCGCGCCGATGAGCTTGTTGATCAGCGCTGTGAGGGGCGACAGATCGACGGAGCCCGTGGCGGCAGCGGCGGGAGTGGCGGGTTTTGCCGACGCCGCGGCGGCGGGGGTGGCGGGGGTGGCCGGCTTTACCGCAGACGCCGTGGCGGGCTTGGCAGCGGCAACCGCGGTGGCGGGCTTGGCAGTGGCCACCGTTGCGGGCTTCACTGCCGACGCGGTGGCGGTCGCCGGCTTCGCGGCAGTGGCCGTCGCGGGCTTGGCAGTGGCCACCGTTGCGGTCGCGGGTTTGACCGCGGTCGCGGGCTTGGCCACGGTCGGCTCAGCAGCGGGGGCTCCAGCGGGCTTCTTCACGGGGGTGATTCGCATGTCTTCTGTCTCCGGTTCATCCATGGCCACCTCGTCGAATGAGAGTGGCACTCGGTTTTCTCGCGCCGCGCTTCCCAACTCCAGGAAGAACGTGGCTTTGTCTGGAGTGAATACTCCCTCAAGGATTGGATCTTCGAGTGACACCGCGCCGATTTGCGCCGCGGAGCCTTTCTTCAGATCCTCAAGGATCGCCTTCTTCAGATCACCAGTACTGACCGTGAAAATCTCGTACACGGTCATGAGGCCCGCGCAATTACATATTGCGCGTAACTCAGTGTCGGTGAAGACACTGAGTGACTTTATGGTCAGCTTCACTCTAGGTCCTCCGGCACATCTTCCATTGGCCCAACGTTTAATTCAGTTTCGTCGATGTCGACTCCTGTGTCCTGTAAGAGTTCGAACCAGCAGCACTGGACTACTGCGTCTGTATGCGTATGGCAGAGCCCAGTGCAATTGAGCGAAAGGCGGTCTCGATACTTGGCGATGAACTCAGTCAGCTCTTTCCGCATCAGGTTGAGACGGTCCGTACCAGCGAAGTCTTCTCTGGTTACAGAACCCTTATACCCGAGAATGCGGAAAAGTTGCGCGCGAGTTATCCCGCTCGGAACACGTATTCCGTACAGCTGAAATACGAGATGGCGGAGTTCACCGTCGTTGACGTCGAGTAGCGCTTTTCTCGTTTCACGATCCATGCGTCTTTCCAACGACTTGGTAGTAGGCGTGAACAGCAAGAAGACCCGCATCTGCGGTGCCATCGTGCGCGGTGCGGCACCCCTCGTAGACAAGTGGTAGGTCGGGCACGAGCTGACTGCAGCGAGCGACATGCTCTGCCTTGCGCGCTGGGCGGTCTTTGGCGGGAGCAACACAGCCCATTCGCTTTGTCCAGCTTGTGCTGCTAATCATCTGGTATGGGATGCGGTTGGCGGCGAGAAGCCCTTCCCACAGACCCATCCCGCGGCCCGTACTCAGTACGGAGGTGAGACCTTCACCTTCCATCACGCGTTGCTGCTCAACGTGGAACAGCTGCGCGTGGAAACTTTCGGTGCAGTCAATTTCGAGCAAGGAGGCTTCGCATAGTGAGTAGCAGCGCGAGAAGGTGTCGTCCGAGCTGTCGTCGCTCAGCGCGCTTGTCAGGTCTGAGAACAGCGCTCGCAGGTTGGTCAGCGTCTGGCGCTTGGCCGGGCTCGCAAATTGCAGCAGCATGTCGTTCATCATGCTGATCACGTATTCGCGCTCAAACATGGGGGCACGGGCGTAGTAGAGCGGAATGCGGCCGTCACCCAGCACGACTATCGCCCCATCTTTTCCGACGTCTATTCCGCCCGTGATGATCATACTACCTCTTTGTTGGCAGCCTGATTGGGGGCCGCCGTGGGGTCTCGGCCTGCACAGCAGGCTCCTCAGTTTTTGGCGCCGCTTCCACTATCCGGCTCGTGGCTCTATACGCGGCTCGCATCGTCGGCTCACTGGTCGGCGCGCGGTCATTACCACCGCCCATCCCGCCAGTCTTGTAGAACAGCTCGCGTCCAATTCGATCCAGCGTCTTATCCAGTTGACCGACTTCCTCTTCGAGCGCGTACCGCAGACCCTTCAGTGTCACGAGTTCGGCATTCGCTGCGACGTAGGAGGCATCCGTGAGTGCGACGGCTTTGCGTTCTTCGGCGTTCGTCGCTTCGGTCTTGAACTTCTTGGCGTTCCGCATCGCGACTGCGAATACGTGTTCTTCGTTGGCCTTGGCGGCAAGTTCCAGCCCACGACTACGAGCAAATTCGTGCACGAGAATACCACGATACACGAGAAACGAATCGTACAAGTCCTTGAGGGCGTCTACCGAAAGTTCACGAATATTAATCGTTAATATCGGGGAGGACGCGTTTGTATTTGGATTGTCTGGGACCCCAAGCTTTGTCAGGATTCGCTGCACCCGCTCCGCTGCCGCCGCGTAGGGGCTTCGAGGCGACTTGTGGTCGGCAGACGTGGGCGTATTTGCATTCCCCACAGTCATAGGGGTCTACCTCGCGGTCTGGGAGCTGGTCAGCATCCAGCTTGTTTTCAATCTCGGCGATACGCCCCAAGAGGCGCGTGAGATGCTTGGCGTCGAATCGTACGAAGAACTCCTTGGTGGCCAAGTTGTCTCGGTTCACGTACAGAATCAGCGCCCGTGGAATGTTCAATGCCATCATGTACAGATGGACTTGGTCGATGTGCGCGCGCTTCGGAGCGCGAAGACTGCTGTAGCTCTTCGCACCAATCGTCTTGATTTCTAGAACGTACTTGCGGTCAATGACCCCGTCAGCACTGCCACCAATGTTCAGACTTGGGATCTGGATTGGAACTTCAGACTGGAATCGGTCACCCAGTCTCCGGTGCAGTTTGCCCTGCACCAGATTGTGAATGAGGTGTCCAAGTTCGAAGTAGCCGTGCGACCACACGGTGAAGTTTGGTGCGGGTAGAACACCGGCGCGCTCGTATCCCAGGGCTCGTGCACAGTTTACCGACCCAAGCGCCGACGGATGGTGGTAGCCAATTCCGCGCGTGTAGCTCTCTTTGTTGGCGTCGGTAAACGCGGCGTCCACTTCCTCTTTGATACGGAAGCCGTCGTCGGCTACATACGTAGAGGAGAAGCAGATAGAAGAATCGAGGCGCAGTTGCCGCCAGTCTAACGGCTGTTTCTGGGTAAGCACCGTCATCGTTGACGGTGCCCAGTCGTTACCCAGTTCCTCGTCTAGAATCTGCTTTAGAATCGAGTAGGGGGCACCCCACTCGCGAGTGCTGTGGTGCAGCTGACTGAACGAGCGCTCTCGCGCCAGAGCGACGGCTTCCGGCATACAGGTGAGAAACGCGTCGCTATTGAGAGCGGCTGCGGCGGTTTCTTTGATTACGGAGAACCGGTAGTCGCTGCCATCCAACTCCGAGAAATCGACGGCGTAACCGAGGCCAAGGTCTCCGTCACACCCGAGTTTCCGGAGATTCTCGTGGATAACCTCTGGGTACTGAATGCGCTCCGTCTCGGCCGACAGTATCGTCCCGTCACAAGCGACGCCGGCCAGTATTAACGGTTTATAACAGCTAAGCGCCATGCACAATCTCCAAGAAGCGGCGGTTGGTTACCAGCAGCCAGCGCCGCTCACCGTAGTCGATACGCACGCATGTCGATGCGCGTAGACGAACCGCCAACGATTTTGGCAGTGAGTAGCTTTTCTGGTCTACGACCGAGAGCGTCTGCGTGACCTCTTCCTCGTTGAATTCGACGTTATCCTCGCAGAAGAGCCCCACACTGGTTGCGTTGGGAGCCGTGAACTCGATCAGCAGCGCTGGGATTTTCCCAGTCCGGAGCGCCTGCACCCGAATAAACTCCAGGTCCCGCAGGTCTACGGTGAAGTGATCCTGGTCGGTGAACTTGTGGTCTACCAGTGCGATAGCGTTGGCGACGTCACGCTTCTTGTGCGGCCTCGCTCCGGAGCCGGGCTGGGCAGTACCGTCGATCTTCTTGGCGAGTCGCGCCTCCTTGATTCGCGCCCGCTCGTAGTATGAAAGCACGTCTGCGTTTGCCTCCTCGATTGCGCGTACGTGCGCGTCCGAATCGTAAATCGTGGTAGAGCTTAACGTCCAGTTCAGATGCAGCAGCCGAGGCAGCAGAACGTTTCGTAACAACTGGTCTCCCTGCACTCCCGCAGGTATACCGGTGATGATCGCGGTCCCACTGCTGTGGCTGATCACGCGGGTGTTCGGGGTGTTTATATCAGCGTGGATGAACAGACCGCGGACGCACACCTGTGCCTCGACAGCCCGTGTAACACCACTTGTCGTTATGATATCCAGGCGCGGCATGACATCCCCTCGCAGAAATTAGCGCCCCGATAGCGCAGCGTAGGTGGCTTCGCGTATGACTGGCTGCAGTTCCGGACGTTCGCGTACGAACTCGACCACGCCGGCCAACCCACCCTCGATCTTGTCTTCGTATCCCTGGATGGTGTAGTTCTTGCCACGCTGCTGAACTACTCCGTACTCATTCGCGACTGTGCAGAGGTCTTTGACCAAGTCGACGCCAACTCCGTCAATCCAGTCGTACTCGCCTTCGGCACCTTCCGGCATGCCGTGCTTGCCTTTGGCGATCTTCCAACCGACCGTCTTTCCGATTCTGTTCTGGCCCTTCTTGACCACCCCGGTTGGCTTCAAGTGCAGGTCGACCGCTTTCGCGTGCTCTAGCGCGTGGCCGCTCGTGGCGATGGTTGGCTTGAACTTCGCGGTGTACGAGTTCAGGTTGGCACGCACGGGATTGATGACGCCGAGCGTCGTCAAGTTGGGCTCCCCTGTCGGGAGTGCACGTCGAATGGTCGTGTACCAGCGCGTGCAGAACTGCGCCATGAGTCGTGACCAAGTGGCGATCTTCACGTCTTCGTGGAGTTCCTTGACCACGTTGTCGCGCGTCTCGCCGCTGCCCAGCTCGTTGATCAGACCCACTTGGAAGATGCCTGAGTTCACCAACTCGATAACGCCTTCCATGATTGTCTCAGCGGGCGCTGACGCTGCTTCCTCTACATCGCCGAGTTCCAGAAAGACAATACGTCCCGTGGTGGAACCACGCTGCTCGGGCGTGGCCTCCTCCGGGTCGATGTCCATCATCTGAAGTTCTTGATCTGAGTACGCAATCTGCATACCGCACAGACGCATGAAGTCCAGGTCTGCTTGGTAGCCGAAACTACACCAGAACATGAAGCTCTCATCTCCGTACAGCCGCTGGTTCTCGGCCATGGTGAGATTGATGAGCGCGTCTTTGCCGATGCCATCGGGACCGTGCACCTGGATGATCGACCCGCCGGGCCAGCCGCCCATCAGCTGCGAATCCACGGACATGATCCCCGTAGGTCTACGGATGTGAAAGGCCGACTTGTGTTTCTCCGGTGTGACTGCGCGTACGGCACCGCCGTACTTGTCAGTCAACCGATTCATCACTTCGTCGAATTTGTTTTGGTTGACACTTGGTGGCACGTCTTAACCTCTTGCTTTGGCGGGTAGTTTCCACTTGCGACCAGCTCAACTGCATGCTGCTCGGAACAACCGGTCTCTTGCATCGCCTTCTGCACGAGCGCCATGTCGACGTTCGTATACTTAGTCTTCAACATCGCTCCTTAGTATTAACGGTTAATATCCCCCGTGTGATTACTTGCACATGCTCCAGTTATCTCCATACTTTCCGCTGGTGCGGAGCGGAATGGACAGGTCGAAGGGCAGCGGGTGTTCCATGTGCTTACAGAGCCGCCGCTCGAATTGCGCGTCACCTTCCATTTCATCCGGAATGCAGTAGACAACCTCATCATGCACGTTGAGCTGCATCTTCAACGCGCAGGCCGTGAGGTACTCGTCCTCGTACACACGAATCATTGCAAGCTTGGCGATCTCGGCCGCCGTGCCTTGGATGCGTGAGTTCTTGATCTTACGGATAGCGCCAGCGCGGTCCGCGTTGATGGACGAGTACAAGCCGGGCAGCTGACGACGCCGGCCGAGGATAGTCGTGCAGTACCCCTGCGCTTCAGACTCCGCAATCGCCGTTGTGAAGTAGCGCTTCACACCGGGGAACGCGGCGAAGTACCGCTCCATGAGCGCCTTCGCGTCGTCTACGGTGATCTTCAGTTCGCGCGCCAGCTTGTTCGGACCCATGCCGTATACAAGACCGAAGCCGATGCTCTTTGCCGCTTTCCGGTAGTAGAGCAGTTTGCCTTCGTACTCTGTGAGCGGAGTGAACGGTTGCTTGGCTTTCTTGGCCTTCGCGATTTCGTCGTCACGCTCCTTGGCATCGATGATGTCTTGGTACGGGACTTTGAACATCAACGAGGCGCACCAAGCGTGCAGATCCTTGCCGTCGATAATGGCAGCTATCAGGTTGTCGTCGCCGCTGAAGTGTGCGAGTACGCACATTTCGAGCTGCTGGTAGTCTCGGGCGCCCATCTTCGTATTGGGCTCGGAGATGTACGCGTCTCGGATGTAGACCGGCTGATTCTGGAGGTTCGGGTTACTGGACGAGAGGCGGCCGGTACGTGCACCGGTCTGATTAAACGACGTATGCAGACGTCCATCTTTGCCGATTAGCTTGATGATGCCGCGGACATACGTGTTGAGCTTCTTGCTGATGTCGCGGTGCTTGAGTAGCTGCTCCGCGAACTCGTCACCGTCGCCGGCAATCTTAGCCAGCCACTTCTTTGCCAGCTGCGGTTGACCGGACGCCGTGTAGCTGGGCGGTTCGTAGCCCAAGCGCTCAAAGAAGAGCTGGCACATCTGCGGAGTGCTCTTCAGATTGATGACCGGATTTCGCGTCTCGCGGACGAACCAGCGCTGAATCTCCTGCAGCTGGTGGTCGAGTTCCGGTGCGATCTGGAGCAGGTGCTGCTTGTTGATCGCGACACCGTTGCGCTCACACTCGTAAAGGACGCGCGTGAACGGTACCTCGGTCCGCAGGAAGTACTCCCACAGGGTCGGGTACCACGGATTCCCTGTCTCCATCGAGATGAGTTCTTGGCGAATAGCGACGAACAAACGCAGGGTCGCATACGCGTCTAAGCCTGCGTAGTTTGCGACTACGCTCTCGTTGGCAGGGTCTAGAAACAAGTCCTTGAGTGGGATCTTCTTCTTCAACCACGGGCCGAACACCTTGGTGAATTCCACCATTCGGATTCCGAGGTATTCGCGGGCGGCCAGCTTCAGCGTGTGCGGCCGGTCGTCATACGCCAGTGCATGCATTACCATGGCGTCGAACACGCGGTAGTTTGCGCGGGGGCAGCGACGGTAGATGTCGATGCCTGCCTTCAGAAGCATCCATGTATCGAAGTTGGCGTTCCACATGATGAGCTTCAGCTCAGGGTCTTCCAGGTACTCACGGAAGAACGGGAACGCCTCTGGAAAGATTACGTAGCGGTTGTGACCGGTGGAAAGAGAGATGATTACCGCGTAGTCTCTCGACCTCCGAAGACCGGTCGTCTCGGTATCGAGGGCCACCACACGGAATTGCTGTAGCTCTGCCAGAGCATCGGCGGCCTGCTCGCGCGTCCGCACGATAGTCGAAATGGGCAGAACCTCGAAGCGACCCATACGCCCTCTATTAACCGTTAATATTTGAGATGGTACGAGAGAGGCAGGACGGGCATTTCAACCCGCGAGCCGGATTTGCACCGGTGCTACTACGCGCTCAACCCTCCCAGGGGGTCGAGTCGTCGTCGCTCTCCGCGGGAGCGGCGTTGATTGCCGCGTCCAGCTCCTTCTGCGCCGCCGCGATGTCGAACGGAATCTCGTTGGTTTCGAGACCCAGTTCGCGCATCTGCTCCGTGAGTGGCATGGTGTCGAACAGCGTCTTGAGCGGCGGGATCTTGCTGAACTCGAATCCGGTCGTCTCGGGGAGCGCGTTCGGGTCGTACGCCGCAAAGTCAACCACGGTGAACGACGGACTGCGGCCGTTCTGCTCGGTCTTGAGCGTGATCACGCAGTCCCAGGGGTCGAGCATGAGACCCTCGCCACAGCCCTGTACCCAGCGCTTGTTCGGCCCCATGCCCTTCTGCTTCAGGCACTCGTAGACCAGTTTGGCCTTCGCGGTGGTCTGACAGTTTCCGCAAGTGACTTCCTGCTCGCGGTAGAGTTCCTCGTCCTCCCGACTCACGTTGTAGTTGGGGTCTTCGGCCGCGAGCTTGTGGTCCCCGTAGCACGCCCCGCATGACGGGCATTCGTAGCGGTACACCGAGAGGGTGCCTTCGCGGCACGTTGCACAGGTGTCGCTGATCTTCTCCAGCGCACGTTCGAGGATCTTCTTGTGCGTGGGGTATATGGACCAGTGCACGGTGCGCCCGAACAGGGGGGTGTCTCCCTCGTTGCAGTACTCGCACAAAGACTGCTCCTGCGCGTTCTTGCCTGCGCAGCGCTCCCAGTAGATGTTGACGTACTCCCCATTCTTCTGCTCGATGCGGTGGAACCCTTCAAGAAGCTCCACCTCGACACCGTAGTACTCGCCCGCCTCGTACGGTGAGCGCTGTCCGTCCGCTGCGCCCTGCATTCCCAGCTTGTATAGCAGCAGGCACGGGTAATCCTCCCGTGCACCATTGTGCGCGTTTGAGATACAGAAGTGATTCTGCCCCTTCACCTTGACCCAGGCGGCCATATAGTGGAAGAACGGCTCGCCGTTTGCCTGCCGGCGGAATCGCAGTGTCACCGGCTCGAAGTCGATCCAGTGTCGGTCGGCCGGACGATTCTTCTCGCCCGGGTCCTGCACCGGCTGCCAGCGCCCGTCGCGGCGTACCTTCCAAGGCGCCGAACTGTTCCCGCCCTTTCCCCGCTGTCGTGCAGTCTGCTTGGCCGTCTGTCCGGCCTTGCTGCCGACCCACGCTCTCCACGTTCCGCCGCCGCCGCTGCCGCTGTTGCCGCCCCCGGCACTACTGCCACCACCACCACCACCACCACCACCACCCCGATTTCCGGGACGCTGACTGCCGGTGTTCCGAGGACCTGGACCGGCGCTGCCGGTACCCTTACGCAACCGTGGATCTGCCATATACGTCACTCCATGCCCCTGGTGTAAGCGGTTCCGTGACTGCTGTCTGCACGGCCGCGAGGTCGAGATCGTCGGGACTTACGTCTCTTCCTTGATAGTCAGCGATTTTGAAGTCGAAACTCCGATTGCGGTCTCGACTGAGACGACTGATGGTCTTGCGTGTAGCGGCTTGGCCGGGCGCATCATTGTCGAGGAACAATATCACATCGTTCGCAACGCGGTTGAGCAAAAATACTTGATGTGGTGAAATGTACGTCCCAAAGGCGGCGACCACGTTTGGGAACCCGCACTGCGCCACCCACATGGCGGCTTTGAACCCCTCGCAGACGATGAGCGGCGGCTGGGGCGTCCCTGACCGCATACGCGTTTCGTAGAGAAGATGCAAGCCCCAAAGTACCTTGCTCTTATCAAGACTGTAGCCGGGCGTGTACTGTGCTAATTCCTCCTTATAGATATAGTAGCGTGGTTGCTGCCAGTCTCGGGTGGCTCGTCCGGATATTCCTACAAGAACCCCCCGGTGGTCTCGAATTGGGAAGGTGATCCGTTTGAGGGTTCGGTCGAACCCGATCTCGTGTCGGCGCAGTATCTCGTCTGTGAATATGTCGGCGAGCTGCGTGGGCTTGAATTCGTACAAGACCAGCAGCATCTCCGGGACGTTCTTGAAGACAAAGTCTCCACCCCGCACACGCGACCGCTTCTTCGCCGTCTCCGCGTATAAACGGTTAATATCCGCGGCGGCTCTTACCTCACTGCGGGGGGCGCCAAGCTCCACCAAGAGCGTCTGTAGGTTCCAGCCGCGGTCGCACGTGTGGCAGAACGCCGCACCCGGGAACTTGTTGTCCGTGGGCGGGCCGATGTAGAGGTAGAAGGATGGCGTGGTCTGTAGACGACCTGGACTGTGGAATGGGCAGTGGACGGGGATATTATCCGAACCCTCGGCGTAGTTGCCAAAGGTGAGATACTTCCCGAGGATGCCCAAAAGCTCCTCGGCGGAGTACATGGCTATTCCTCGTCGTCAGGGTCGAAGGGCAACTCGGCTAGGTCTTGACTGAGTTCATCAGTCGGTTCCTCGACCGCCGTGTACCTCGATGTGAACGCATCTGCGCCGGTAGCAGGGGGTGCGGCAGGGGGCGCAGGCTCTGCGGCTTTACTCTTATTGTCGTCGTCCTCGTCACCTTTGTGGAGGTGGAGTCCCGCGAATTCGAAGTTCTCTGCCAACTTTGCATGGATGGTGAATCCTGGAAAGTTGGTCTCTCGGCAGGCTGCGAAGTGCAGGGACACCTCGTCCAGATAGTCGTTGCAAACCAGCTTGATGCCGACGTCGCAGTCGGCGGCAATGCCAGTGAACATGGCGATTGACGCAGTGCCTCGCCCTTTGTACTTGGCGGCGGCTTTCTCGTTTTCCTGCATGATGCAAGCGGTGGGCACGCCTGTAGACTTGGCAACCTGCTTCAGATTACGGGTGGTCGCACCAATAGCTTTCCAGTCCATGGCATCCACGATGCCCTGAATCTGGAGGAGGTACGCGGAGTCGAGTAGCACGAACGCGGGCTCGTACATGTCGATCTTTTGCCGTACCTCGGACGGGCCGCCGATACTTCCATCAGGTCGGTCGCAGTCCGTGAAGATCAACTCGCCCGAGAACTCCGCGTTGTCCGACTTGAGCAGCGCCAACGCGGTCAGCATGCGGTGCAGCTCAGCGCGCGTGAGCAGGTTTTTCTTGAACCTGTCGTAGCTCACTTTGCCGATGATGCAGGCCAACCGTTGGCGAATCTGCTTCCACATCATCTCTTTCGAGTACACCAGCACGCGGTACCCGAGGAGAAATAGATGCGCGGCGATTACCAGACCAATCCACGTTTTGCGGCTCTTTGGGACCGCCCAGAACAGCAGCATGTCACCGGGCTGAATGCCACCGGTGTGCTGGTTCATGATGTCCCACGGGTACGGCAATCCGGTAACGCCGTCGTTCTCGGCGATTGACCGCAAGTCCATGAGAATGTCGTCGTATGCCTGTTGGCGGAACGAGACATCCCGTGAGTTGGTTTGAAGCGCCTGCATGCACCCAAGGGACGAGTACAAGCTGGCCGCCGCCGCGATTGGGTCGTCGCTTTCTTCCTCGCGGTACTGGTCTATCAGAAGCTCGGTCTGCCTCCGTGTATGCGCTTGCTTTACGCGGAGGCAGAGGTCGAGCAGGTTCTCGCTAGGGTTCGGTAGGTCGAGAGTCGGAAACGACTCCAGGATGGCATCCAGGCTCGGAACAAAGCCGTATCGATGCGGTCGTGTGTAGTGTGCGTGTACATGCGCCCAGACGGATCTGGATTCCATGCCGTACAGCACTGACTGTGTAACACCGTCGCTGAGAACTCGCTTGAACGCCTCGCTGGGGTCTTCGTCTATCAGGATCCCGGCAAGTAACTCCAGCTCCCAGTTGGCCATTGGGCACCCGTCATTTCTTCACAGCAGTGGAGCAGGCATTGTACGCCGCTTGCTCCACAAATGCAACAAGCGTGCCAGTCGTCTTGGCCACGTCGGCGTCGGTCTCCAAACTTGCGAAAGAGGTCTGCGTTGGCACCTTGTTGTCGCCGACCAGGAAACCGATTGTGGCGTTGACTCGAAACGAGCCTCCAGGCTCTCGGGTGATGTGCAATTCCAGCAGATGCGGGCCGACCGCGGTCTGCATGAATTCGGCGAGCTTGTTATTTGCCATGGAACAACTCCGGATAGAGAATCTCTCGAATGTCGCGTTCGAAGTCATTCTTTTCAGTGATGAGTTTCGCCGCGACGTAGCCGCTGGCCCAATCCCCTGCGTCGGCGATCCGCGCCATGGGTAGTGCCGCGGTGGCGGGTACGGAGACCGTGACGGCGACCGATACGGAATAGCTGACCCGGTCGAATACGTCGTTACCCCAGTACACGTGGTCACCCGTGCGTCGTTCAACTCGCACGGTGTGCACAGGGTCACCGGTATTAACCGTTAATACTCCCGGTACATCCTCCTCTTTGTCACCTCCTTTTTCTGGTTCTTTTCCCCGCTTCGCGACTCGGGTGGTCTTCACAACGGCTTTGGATATCCGCATATCACCCCTGGAGCAGCTTCTTCAGCGCCGTGATCTTGAACTCACCGATTGGCCCGCCGACACTGATGGAGGAGTTCTCGGTACGCTTGGCGCGGTTGGTCGCTTCAGCGTCCGCAGGAGTGAGTGCACCCGCCTTCAACAGCGTAGCGATGACTTCGTCATCCACCTTCTTGACAACACCGCGCCGGGTGAGCACGCCGGGCGGGAGGGCGTCCACTGCGTAGACCTCTTTCGGAGTGCCGCCAGTCACCTTGAAGTTGAGGACGTCGGTGCGCTTCTCTTCTTTCACCGTGTCTTTCGCGGCCACCAGTAGTTCCTCGTACTGGTCCGCGAGCGCGAAGAACTCCTCCATGAGTTCGGCATTCGCGGTGACGAACTCGCGCAGGTTGTTCGCTGCGATGGTTGCGAGCTTCGCCTTCTTGTCGGCCAAGCCTTCCGCCCGCGGCTTTGCGCTCTCGTTGGGCTGCGTCGTCTGCGTACGACCAGATGCCGTCGCCGCTACCAC